TCACATATACAGCGCTGCTTCTACGGCCCCTGCGGTGTCCTCGCGCTCCAACATAATGTGATTATACACGCGCAGCACCATGGCCTCGCTGTCGCCCAGGAGCGCCGCAATATTCTTGATCGACACGCGCGGGATCTGGTAGCACATCGCCGTACAGTAATTGTGCCGGAAAATGTGCGCTGTGAGCCCGGATATGGGCTGTTCTGCGACTTCATTCATGGCCTTGATAATTCTATCCCACTTGCGGCGATAAGAGGATTTAGACACCAATTTGCCGCCGCGCATGGAAAAGAGCTGAGTTCCTCTCATGCAGAAACGAACGTAGGTCTCGAGAGAGGAGAAGAGCTGCGGCGGGATCGGTACCTGCCGGTATCCGTTATGAGACTTTGGGCACTTGATACTCGGATGACCGGCATCGTCAAATTCGATTGATTTATTGACGTTGATTGTTTTCTCCACAAAATCAATGTCGAATCGAGTGAGGGCAAGAACTTCTCCACAACGTAATCCGGTGGCATACAAGATATCCACAAAAATCCGATCAGATGGGGATAACTCAGCATCTTTCATTGCTTTCTTCTCGTTTTCGGTCAGCGGACGCTTCTCATCCGCCTTGTAGTCGACCGGTTTCATGATGTCCTTCAGATCCTCGTAGAGATTCGCGGCGTAAAGGCGATCATGCACTGCGGTCCGCATAATTTGCGAAAAGCAGAGGAGCAGCTGCTGCTGAGTGCGCTTCTTGCCGGCGGCATCGTTGAGGAGCATCTGGTAGTGGATCGGGAGGACGTCACAGAGCCGCACACCCGCCATCTGGCTCATGTGTTTCTCAATGATGTTGAGATACATTCGTTTTGTATTGTTGGCCGCTTCGGCCTTATAGACGGTAAGCCACTTGTGAGCGTAATCCAGAAACAGGATGTGTTTATCGCGGACTGCCTCCATATTTTTGATTTTGTTGTTGTACTGAGCAACCTTTTCTTCCAGATCTTTGCTGCTCTTCTTTGATCGGATCGTGATATAGTGTTTCTGGGTCCCCTGATAGGTGCCGTCCCATACGCGGGCCTGGAAATATCCGTTTTTTTGACGTGTATATTTTGCTTTTGCCATGTTCTATACCTCCATTTTCTGAAAAAGGGTGCAAAAATAACAGGCATCGGGAAACGAATGTTCGTTTTGACACCTGTTCCAGAAAATGGTAATATACAGATGGTACCTGTGTCCATTATCTGGATGCAACCCCGCCTTGGTGTTGGCGCACCGGGGCGGATTTTTTTATTTACTTTTTAATGGCATTTCTTGCAAGGCGTGTATCCTTGCGCCTGCGCATCGGATAACGAGATCTGATGCGGATTTGACATATTGCTGCAGCTTGATTTGGAATGATATTTCTTTCCGGAATCAGAAACCCATACCATAGTTTCCTGCTGATCGGACGATGCCGGAGCCTGTGTAGCGGCGGGAGCAGCGGTTGGCTGTGTATCGGAAAGATAATCACTTGCCACGTAAGCCTCTGTCCCATTGTAGTCGATCTTAGACCAACCGTTTTCAGAACTGATAACGGTAACAGAGTCGCCAGCCGAGAACGTGCCGAGCTTTTCGGCATCCGCGCTTGCAGCGGCTCGAATGTTGAGCGATGACTGGGAGTACATTACTTTCGTTTCCACGGGCGCTTCTGTGGGAGTCGGCGTTGAGGTCTCAGACACAGCAGAAACGGTGGAAGATGAAGCTGCGGAAGAGGATGAAGCCGCGGCTTCGGCTGCTTTCTTCCGCCCGCTACTGAACCCGCTTGAGAAGACACCGACGATCAGGAAAAACAGAATGAAGCCGAGCAGGATAGTGCCACATCCGACGGTTCCACTTTGCGCTTTTTTAGAGGATTTCCTTTTACGAGATCCTCCACCGGAAGTTTTAACGTAGCTCAGTCCGGTACCAGGCGCGCTTACAGTGGTTGTCTTTCGACCGCTGCTACTCACAGAATGATGAACACCTTTCCCGCCAACAGAAACACCAACGCTCTTATTGGAGACGTTCAGTTTGACGCCTGGAGCAATTTTCTTACTCTTTTTGAATCGCATACCCATAACGATTCCCCCTTTCTGGAAGTATAATTTCCCGAATATCGGGAACTATAATGTCATGAAAATATTAATTCAAGACATCATATACAAAAGAAATTTGACGCTCCGCCAGGCGGCCTTACTGACTGGAATCCCAAAATCTACGCTGGAAGATATCTGCAGCGGAAGAATGCCGAGAATCGACACGATGGAATCCATAGCCAAAGGCCTGAAAGTGCGGATTACAGACTTATTCGACAGTCCGTACAAATAAGTGTCCGGGAACCCGGACAAATGTCAAAAAATACTAATTTTCGCCCGAAGATCTCGTATTATTAGCAAAGGGACGTTCGAAAAAAGATATTGAAATCGAACGAACGTTCGTATATAATAAGGATAGAGATCGGAGGGCGTACATATGGACTACAAAAAAATTATAATTGAGATGCTCGATCATGCAAATCAAAAACAATTGAGAATGATTTACATTCATATTCGAGCACTCTTGGGGCTGAGATAACTCAGCCCTTTTTTATTTGGATGGAATCAAGGAAATTTTCTAAAACGCTCCATCCGTTTTCATCCAGTGCAGCCAAACCAGAAATCAGGCGGCGTTTGAAAGAATCTTCTTCATTAGAAAGCAAATCTCCGATAAATTCTTCAATTTGTTCGTCCTTAGATAATTCGGCAAACATTTCGCCATCTCCTGTGCGGAGCCATTCAGGATTAAGATTGAATGTCGCACAAATCAAATCTAAAAAAGGTTCATCGGGATTGGTCCGACCGAGTTCAATATTTTCAATTTTCCCTCTGCTTTTTAAACCTAATTTATTGGCGAATTCCTCTCGGGATAATCCGAGAGCTTTTCTTAACTCCTTTATGCGTTCGTTCAATGTTTTCTCACCTCCGTTTCTAAAAATATTATAACACCTGCAAAATACGTTGTCAACGTAAATTAAAAGAAAAAATGCGAAAAATACGTTGACAATGCGTTGATAATGCGTTATAATACGTTCACAAAGCAAAATAAGACAGAAAAGGAGTGGCGAATATGTCAGAAAGAGAAAAAGAAATTCTTGAAAAGCTTACAGAAAAACTTCCGCACATGTCCGAAAGAGAGCGCGGCTATTTGGAAGGCACGATCAACACCGCGGCGGCGATGAGCGAGAGACAGAAAGAAAAATCGCAGAAGCTGGAAAAATAAGAAGAAAGGGGAAATCTGAATGGAAAAGATAACCACAGATGAAGCAGCAAAGATGCTGGAGCACCTGACAGGAAAGAGATACGTAATCAGTGCCAGCAAGAAGAAAGAGCCTATGCGCGTCGAGTATCCGGCGCGCTACATGAGAAAAGCGGAGCTGCTGAGAATGGAGAATCCGCTGATCGGAAGAGAAGTCCTGAACCGGGCGATCATGTACGCACCGGAGGGCGTAGCACGGAAAGTTGATCCGCGGAAGAAAAACAGTCCGGTCATTTTTGACACAGAAAAATTTGAAGAATGGAGGCAGAAACATTGAAAGTACAGAACGTAATTGCTGTTATGGCAGGAGTAGCAGGAACATGGACTTATTTTGCAGGAGTAGAGCAGTGGAAACCGTCCCAGATGGCCGCCGGTCTCGGAATCGCCGCCGCTGGATGGGCGGTCAAGCGGATCTGGGAAACGATCGCAGAACGGAAAGAGGAAGAAGAGGAGCGGCTCGCACGCCATAAGGACGAGGTGTTTTCGATTTGGATGAACTGCGGAGCAAGTATGTTGTTTAGAGGTGATAAAAAATGGCAAAAGAAAGATTGACAGTAAAAAATCCAGACGGAACGTACCGGATCTGGATGGATCACGCCGGAACATTCCGGCTGGAAAGCCAGATGAATTCTGTATTTGCTTACGGAGACTTGGTAGACAAGCTGGGAAGATATGAAGATCTTGAAGAAAAGACAAAAAAGCGTCCTACATGCTGAGAAACATGTAGGACAGGGATTAGAAGTGTTTTTTCGATATTTATCTTATCACGATCGGCATCGAAAGTCAAAGAAAATATTGAAAAAATAAGGGGAGAAAGTCCCCTGTTAAACCTCGATTAAGAGATTAAAGTTAGGACACATGAGATGGCGACGAAGAGGAAAGTATATAGGCTCCGAGGGGGAACTGTGCTGGATATTGATGAGTTCCACGACGGGAGATATGGAGGCCCAGGAGGCAAGAGAGAAAAGAAAAGGGAAACAACTCCGGAGCAGATGAAAGAAGCCAACAGAAGAACGAAGGTGAAAAGCTGTCAGAGGAGGATGCTGCAGTATTTTCGATCGGGAGACTGTTTCGCGACGTTGACGTATGCAGTACAAAACAGACCGGAAACGATGGAACAGGCGGTGACTGACTTCGGGAAAGCATGGAGAATGGTTCGCGCAGAATATAAAAAACGTGGAGAAGAACTTTTTTGGATGCGAAACATAGAACGAGGAACCAAAGGAGCGTGGCATATACACGTTATCATTAACGAGATCGGAGAAACAGCAGCGATCCTGCAGAAAGCCTGGAAAAAAGGTGGGATATACATCGAAACCATAAAACAAAATGAAAGACTATATGATCCGTCTTTTCGGAAGCTGGCTGAATATATGACAAAAGACGGAGACACAAAAGAGAAGAAGCAGGACGGAACGCTGGCAAAACCGAAACTGAGAGAAGCGTCATACAACCATTCCAGGAACATGCCATTGCCGGATCCGGAGAAAAAATATCTGAAAAGGTGGAAAGAAGAAGTAAAACCGCCGAAAGGGTACTATATAGCGGACTACTACGAGGGGATCAACCCGAAAACAGGCTATAAATACCGACGATACACGCTGATCAGCCTGGAAAGGAGGAGAGAGGACGATGGAGACCGGCATCTACATAGAGCTAAGCGCAAACGATCCACGAGAAAGAAGCCGTAGTTGGGGCTATGTGCTGGAAGCTCCCGGAGGAAAGACCAAACACGATACGGGAGAGTGTACCAGTACAATGCACGGAGCCACACTGCAGATATTGATCAAGGCGCTTGGCCGGTATCACAAGCCGAGTCAAATCACGATCCACGCCGCGGACGAATGGGTTCTGAACATGCTGGAGAATCAACTCCCGGCATGGGAGCAGAACGGTTTCCGGAATACGCGTGGGGAACCGATCAAGTATCAGCAGGAGTGGGAGCAGCTGGCAGAAAAAGTAAAAGACCACAAGATCACAATCGCGCCGGGCCGGCATGAATACAGCGCCTGGCTGCAGGATGAGATGAAAAGAGGAAGATGAGATGTTTGAACGATTTGGAGAGCTGGAATCAGCAAAAGAAATTAACGAGTTGGCAGTAAATCTGTTCAACGAGGGAGACGTGGAGAGTCTGCGCGTCATGGCGACAGAAAACGGAATTCCGGAGATTTTCGTGGATTTGTTCTGCGAGGGAGAAATTCCGGAACTGTGCGATCCAATGACGGCCGCACTGGGCAAAATTGAGGTTGAGTCTGCAGAGCTGCAACCGAAAGAGATCATGGAGGACTGGGTGGAGTATATAAAAAGCCAGTGTATGGAAAACGAGCTGATGGCCTACAGCGTCAGAAAAAAAGGAAAATCGCTGAAAGGCTGTATTGCCGCGCTGCTGAAATGGTCATTCGGGAACCAGATTCCCATCGAAAAGGAGATTCTGAAAGCCGCCGGCGTGACAGCGGGAAGAGTGACGCTGGGGATTCCGGGGATGGGAACTGCGAAGCGGATCATCCGGGAATATTATATGGGAAAGTAGGCGGAGCAGATGAGAAAAAAAGAAATTGAGAGAATCCCGTATCTCGGATTGAAGAAAATCAGCAGGAAAAAAGATGTGAAGTACATCGGAGTGACAGCGGTTAAGATCGTTGGAAACAAAAAGCACTTGTTTTTGGAGGTGTACAAAAACAAGAAAGAATCCAAAATGGTACCTGTGGTGCGAATCATCCTTACAGAAAAGGAGTTTTGGAATTATTTTCCCAAAACAGAGCAGTGGACACGGCAGAAAGTGGAGAAAGATGGTGGATACGGGAATTATATATGGGGAGAAAAAGCTGTTACATGGGAGCAGATAGAAAAAGAAAATGTCCTCCAGAGCACGGAGGATCTGGAAAGAATAAAGAAATTCTGCAAGATAAAAATACCTGTATACTACGAGGCGCGCTGGTGGCAGTACATCTACAAGCACGAGGATGATCTTGCGACCGCTGCCAGAATTGACAGAGAACATCGAAAATTCGTGCGCCGACAGGAAGCACTGAAAGACAGGATGTCGCATACCGCAAAACTTCCGGAAAAAAGAATTTTAGAATATGCGGACAGAATTTATTTTCAAAAGGAACATCATCTGTACTACAAAAAATATGGAAGTTGGACAAAAATCGCCTGCAGCAAGTGCGGCGGTGTAACGGATGCGCGGTGGAGAGATGGCATATCCTACGAGAGCCAATTTCAGAAGCATACCGAAGAACCGCGAGAAGGAAAAAGCGGAAAATGCCCGATGTGCGGCGCGGTTGGAACGTACAAGTGCCAGGGAAAAATAAAGGGTGAATACAGTAAGAAAATCCATCTGTTCCTGGGACAACGATACAAAGAAGATGGAGCAGTGCTGCGGTACGTGGAGATTGAGAAAGCATGGACACTGGGCTTCATCAAGGGGAACGATGGACCAGAGATGTACAATGCCGCAGAAGAACTTTCCGGCGTAGAGGTGGCAAGAGCCTACTTTGAGCCAGGGAAAAAGGTGCAGATCGACTATCATAAACATGACTTGTGCCGGAATGAAGACTTTTGGGACGACTGCAATCTATACGGACTTGCCAACATTGACATCAAAGCGGCGCCGATCATGCCGGAGACTTACGAAGAGTTGAAAAATACTATATTTCGTTACAGTGAATTAAAAGAATATGCCGCACAGGCGCAGGAAGTAAATCCGATCCGGTATCTGCAGAATTATCAGAAAACGACGCAGATTGAAATGCTGGTAAAATTGGGGCTGAGTGAGATTGTGAAAGGCATCAACGAAGGGCGCACAGGAATTATTGTGGATGCATCTGCGAAAAGGTTGGATGCGTTGCTGGGAATTCGAAGGGAACGTACAAAAAAGCTTATCGAAGAAAAGGGAGATGCGCGCCTTTTGAGAGTTCTGCAGATCGAAAAGAGCCTGGATCAGCATTGGACGGAGGAGCAGGTAAATCATCTGCGGGAAACGGGGTTGGATATTGCACACATCGCATTTGTGCTGAATTACATGACCATTCAAAAACTGCTGAATCGAATTGAAAAATATGCAGGATGTGCTTATGAAACAAACTGCGGAAGGGCAATGAACGAGATACAAAATACGGCCATCATGTATCTGGACTATTTGGCAATGCGAGAAAGACGGGGATATGACTTGAATAACTCTGTATACCAGCAGCCAAGAAATTTAGACGAAGCTCATACACAGATGACTGCGGAGACAAATCGGGAAGAAGTCGAGAAACGACTGAGGGAGACGGAAGAAAAATATCCGAACATCAAGAAGCAGTACAGGAACCTGCGAAAAGAATACTACTACGAAGATGCAATGTATGTCATCAGGCCGGCCCGATCAGCGGCGGAGATCGTGATGGAAGGAAGGATTCTCCATCATTGCGTGGGAGGAGATAACTATTTGAGCAAACACAACGAAGGGAAAAGCTATATTCTGATGATGAGATATCAAAAAGAACCGGAAACACCGTATATCACCATCGAAATCAACCCGGAGCAAAAAAGAATAGTGCAGTGGTATGGAGAAAGGGATACAAAGCCGGATAAAGAAAAAATTCAGAGCTGGCTGGATAATTATCTGGAAAAGCTGAAAAGCGGAACTCTGCAGGAAGAAACCAGTGAAGTGATGACAATGACAGCATAGGAGGTAGGTATGGAAGAATATACACAATTAACCCTGGATGACTGGCTTGCGATGAAAGAGAGCCTTAAGCGGGACTTGATCGGCGTGCAGGAGAGTTTTGTGCGGATCGGTTACACACTCCGGAAGATCGAGGAGCAGAAACTATATAAAAATGATGGCTATGAGACAGTGACAGAATTCGCTAAAGCAGAATACGGATTGAGCGCATCGACGATCTCGAGATTCATGAGCATCAACCGAAAATTCAGCATCGACGGTTATTCGGACCGCCTGCGGCCGGAATATGCGCAGATGGGGAGCAGCAAGCTCTCCGAGATGCTTTCCCTGCCGGATGCAGACATGGAAATGATCCGGCCGGAGATGCCAAAGGCAGATATTCGGGAGCTGAAACACTTCAACAAGGAGACGCCGAAACCGGAAGCCGCGGACTCACTGGAAAAGCTGGTGTGGAAATTCTTCGAAGCCAATGCGGCGATTGCAAAACAGTTGGAGCAGAGCGAGGCCTATGCGGACGGCGAGTCGGAGAAAATGGTTGAGATCGTCAATCCGGCGGGAGTCAAAACGTTCCGCGCGGGGCTGTACTACATGGCGATGTATGAGAACGATATCCAGATCAAGCAGTTCGGACAGCAGCCGCAGAAAATGAGCTGGGCGGAGTTTTTCGCAATCACGAAAAAAATCTTCGAGAGCGCGGAATGGCATCAGCGAACACAGGAAGAGGAGCATCCCAAAATAGAGCCGCAGGAAAAAGGTGAGACAAAACCAATTGCGCCGGCGCAAATTAAAAAGCCGGAAAGCCCTGTAAATACAGAAGCGGAGCCGGTTTTGGAGACACCGAAAAAGCCAGAAAAAGAGACGTCCCAAAATGCGGAGCAAAAGAAAAATGAGGCACCGCAATCAGAAGAACCGCGGAAACCAGAAGAAAAAGTGCAAAGTGAGACGGAAATTGCGGAAAACGGAGCGGAAAGCACGCAAAACGCAACGGAAACCGCACAAACCGAGACAGAGGAGCAGATGCCGGGGCAAATGAATCTTCCAGAGGATTACCCGGGAACGGAGAGCATTGATGTACTGGGAAAGACGATGCAGCGAAAAGAGTATCTGGATACGCTGACCGCGTGGGGCGTGGCGGACTACCTGCATAAAAATCTGACAGCAGAGATCCTGGGAAACAGAGAGGGTCTCTATGAATGGCTGAAAGGCAAGGTCGATGAGCGGGGATATGGAATGGAGGACGTGAATGTATTGTAGAAGAGAGGGTACGGCGATCAAGGAAGAAATATACCGATATATCGCCAGATACATTTCGAAACATGTATATCCGCCGAGCTACAAAGAGATAGCGGACGAACTGAGCATATCTGCAAAAACGGTGAAAAAACACATGGAAGAGCTCGTAGCCGATGGAATCCTTGAGACAGATGCGGAGCCGGGAGCGCAAAGAGCGTTCCGGATCAAAAATACAAAGGTAATAAAGAAAGGGGAAAAGAAATGAATAAAGTGATGCTGATGGGAAGATTAACCAGAGATCCGGACGTCCGCTGGACACAGGGACCGGAGCAGAGTGCGGTGGCGCGCTATACGCTGGCAGTGGATCGCCGATTTCAAAAAGAGGGAGGAGTGACTGCGGACTTCATCGGATGCGTAGCGTTTGGACGGCAGGCGGAATTTGCAGAGAAATATCTGCAGAAGGGAATCAAGATCGCCATCACCGGCCGGATTCAGACCGGAAGCTACACCAATCGTGAAGGGCAGAAGGTCTACGCGACAGATGTGGTTGTAGAGGAGCAGGAGTTCGTGGAGAGCAAGGGAGCAAGCGCGGCAAGACCACCAAAGAGAAAAACAGAACCGGAGACGGACGATGATGGATTCATGAATATTCCAGAGGGCGTTGAAGATGAAATCCCGTTCCGGTAACAGAGAGGAGAGAGAAAATGTTATTTCCGAAACCGCAGACGAAAAAGAAGAGAAAGAAGCACAGAGAGAGCCTGCTGCAGAACAAGGAGAGCCGGATCTGTTATCTCTGCGCCAGAGGGGGGGATTATGGTTGGAAACCGGTGTTAGAGGAACACCACATCTTCGGCGGACCGAATCGGCATCTGTCGGAGGAATATGGCCTGAAAGTCTATATCTGCCCGGAATGCCACAGGACATCAGCCAGAGCAGTGCATCAGGATCCGGCGGGAGAAGCGAACCGATATCTGCAGGCGGAAGGGCAGAAAGCATTCGAAGAGAATTTCCCGGAATTAAGTTTCCGGGAGATCTTTGGGAAAAATTATCTGTGAGGAAGAAAAAATGGAAGATTACGAAAAATGTAAGCACGTGCAGAGCATTGGAACATACGCGGTATATGTTGATCCGGGATGCCCAAAAGCGCACAAAATAAAAGGGACATTGGTAAGCTCGCGACGGAAGTGTGAACACTGCCGGGAAGAAGGAGAAGAGAATGAAAAAAATACCGGAAGAAATGGAAAAATTGATTCTGGAAATGCTGCAGAAAGGGGAAAAATATAAAGCAATCACGGCCAGAACCGGAGTGACAGAAGCTACAGTTGGAAGAGTAGCAAGAGATAACGGAATATGCAGAAGGAAAAGGAATGCTGAAAAGGGAAATAATTATCCGCCGGAACTGATGGAAGAATGGGATCGTGTAAGAATTGAAATTTTGAAGAAAGGATAAGGGGAAATGGAAACGATTATTGGAATTTTGGCGCTGTGCGCGGTTATGTTAGGCGGCACCGCGTGGCTACTGAACCGACCAGAACACACAAAGGATCCGCGGGAGGATGAAGAACAGATGGAATACTTAAGAGAATGGAGCGAGAAACATGGTAAGGCTAACAGAAAAGAGTAAAACAGGATTATGGCACCTGAGAGGTGTAAGTTGGGAGCAACTTCGGACTGGGCATAAAATCACAAAAACGGTAAGCGAAAAGATCTACGGTGCTCTGTGCAAATTGAAAGACTACGAGGATTCAGGCATGGATCCGGATCAGGCAGCAAAAGCAGCAGAAAAGAATACTCCGACAGAACCGAAGGAAATACAGGATTGGAACGGAATTACGGCTTACGAGTGCGAAAACTGCGGATGTGATGTATTTGAGACTCAGAACTACTGTCCGTACTGCGGTCAACGACTGAAGTGGGAGGAATAAGATGCGAGCAGTTGCAAAAACGCTTATGATAATTTTTGCGGTAGTAGAAGTGGGTTTGGGATTAAAAAGGACTGTGACGATTGCGGATCGTGACGGAAATAAGGAATACGTTCCGTCAAAAGAAGATCAGATCCTAGGAATGTTGGATTTTATTCTGGCAATGCAGATGATTCAAGCTGCGATGAGCATACAAAAATAGAAAGGAATATGGACTATGGGAATTTGGGAAGTGATTCAGAAAGAAATTGTAGATAAGCCGGAAATATCTGCGGAGTTGAGAACATCATGGAGGGAGCAGGAAAGCATGGTGTTGACGCTTGAAAATACGAAAACAAAACAGAAAACAGAAAGGGGATTTTGCACAGAAGAAGGTGGAACGGAAGAAAGAATGAAAGATATAGTTCGGGAAATGCTGCTGAGGCTGGATGACGTAGATGAATGGAGAAGAAAGCTGGCTATGTTGAAACTGATACAGGCGGCGCTGGATATTAAGCTTGATCAGAGACAGAAACAGTACGCATTATCAGAGATTCCTGCGTGGCTGGTCGAAGGGAGAAGAACGGGAAAAACACTGGCAAATGTAATCAAAATATTGATTAACGAAAAAGAAACAATAAGAATAACGAGAGATAGTGCGTGGCGGTACACGGATGATAACCGGTTCGGATATGCGTATGTATGGGAGCAGGCAAAAATATTAAAAATGATCAGTGACAAATTACGAGAAAAAGACGTGCCGGTTCCGGAAGTGAAGCTAATAGAATTGTGGTAAAAGCCGAATGGTAAGAGGAGGTGAGACCGATGGAGCAGAACAGAGATGAGAACGAAAAGAAAAAGGAATATCTCAAAAGATATCACAGTGCAGTGCTTGCGGAAAAGGCGATCCAGCAGGAGATTGATGAGCTGAGAATGGATAAGATGTACCCCATGCTGATTCAGGACGGGATGCCGCACGGGAGCAGTTGTGGAGATCTGTCGGAATATGCGGCGCAGTTGGACGGGCTGCTGGCGGATCTGAAAGAACAGATGGAGAAGCGGATCAGCATCCGGAGAGAGATCACGCAGAAAATCGAACAGATGCAGGATGAGACGGAAAAGACGGTGTTAAGATTACGATACATCCATTGGCTCCGGTGGGAGCAGATTGCCGAGCGGATGGGATATAGTCCGGAACATGTGCAGAGGATACATAAAAAGGCGTTGGGAAATTTTAAGATGTCATAGAATGTCATACTGCATATGTGATATAGTGTAAAAGAAGAGAAACGGGAAAAGGAAAACCGATTCTCCAGTTCAAAAATTGATCACACCTTGTCACAGAAAATCCCTGCAGAAATGTGGGGATTTTCTTATGGGGGAAACATGACAGATAAAGAAGCAAAGGAATTCTACAATTCCGAAAAGTGGAAACACAAACGCCTGGCCATTCTGCGAAGAGATCGGTACGAATGCCAGGACTGCAGAAAGAGACTGCAGGAAGCAAAAGAAAAAGATGTGAGGCTGCCGGCGATGGATGCAAAGATCCGGAGGGCAACACAGGTCCATCATATCATGGAGCTGAAAGAGCATCCGGAGCTGGCGCTGGATGATGAGAACCTGGTGAGCCTGTGCACACAGTGTCACAATGAGCGGCATGGCAGACATGTCGAACGGAAATTCATTCCGAAGCGCCGAGTGATCGCGCCGGAGCAGTGGTGACCATCCCCCCGGGGTAATTCTCGGCGATTTTTGGCCGGGGTAGAACGGGTAGGAAGGGGCATGACTGTTCAGATTTTTCAGATTCTCGCGTGAAAGGGGTGGGGGTAACCGGTTCGGGTGAAGTGGGAAAAAACAGAAGGGTGGTGAGCAGATGTCACAGAAAGATGTTAAGGAGTCGCTGCTGGAGCAGTTGAGATTACAGGGAAAAACAGCGGATTTTTACGGAGATCTGGTAGAAGATTATATGCATTACTGGAAGTTGAAAAAGGATCTGATCCAGGATATCAAAAAGCGTGGAATCCGTTATGAAGCCATGAACGGAAACGGAATTAAGGTGGAAAAAACGAATGAATCTGTGCAGAATCTGCAGAAAACCACGGCAATTATGTTAAAAATTTTGAGTGATCTTGGTCTGAGAGACCAGATCTCGAATGAGTCTGAGGCAGATGGTTACCTGTAAAGAAATTGACGACTATCTTGCCTACGCGAAAGCCCATCCGGAATGGATCAACAAAGAAAGACAGCTGCTGATCAAAAACATCGTACTCCCGACGTTAAGGCGAGACGATGTTTTTTTTGACGAAGAAACCTACAGAAAATGTCTGCAGTATTGCGAGAATAATTATTACCCGCTTTTTCCGTATCAGAAATTCATCTATGCGTTCGTGTTTATGTACGTGAACGATATGCCGCTATTTCAAAAATTCATTGTGATGATGGGAAGAGGAAACGGAAAGGATGGATTTATCGTACCGCTAGCGAATTTCTTTCAGACGCCATTGTACGGCGTTGAAAATTATCACATAGAAATCGTGGCAAATGCAGAAGATCAGGCGAATGAAACTTTCAAGGTTGCTTACAACGTATGCAAAAAAAAGAAGTTCAAGGGAAAATTCAGCGTCACAAAAGAGCTGATCACGAATCTCAAGACCGGATCGGAGTTGAAATACAACACGAGCAGGGCAGAGACAAAAGATGGAAAACGGCCTGGATGCCTGATTTTGAATGAGATACACGCCTACGAGAATTACGAGCAGATCAATGTATTCGAAAGCGCACTTGGAAAAGTAAAGCATCCGCGGGAATTTATCATTACCACAAACGGATATGTAAGAGATGGACCGCTGGATGAAATTCTGACGATGATAGAAGAGATTCTGAGGACGGGTGAAAATCCGCTCGGATATTTTCCGTTCGTCTGCAAGCTGGATGCGAAAGAAGAAAAAGATCTTCCGGAAGCCTGGCACAAGGCCAATCCGTCGCTGGAATATATGCCAATTTTGGAAACGCAGATCATGAAAGATTATCTGGAAGCACAGAAGCTTCCGAGCAAACTTCCGGAGTTGATGACCAAACGGTTCAATCTGCCGGCGCGGAATGAAGAAGAAACAGTAACATCATGGAACAACATTCTGCGGTGCTGTTATGACGATATCGAACGGAAAACACCGAGAAAAACAGCGGACACGAAAGGCAAACTTGCGATTCTGGCGTTGGACTATGCCGACATTCGAGACTTTGCATCGGCCGGAGTGCTGACGCAGGACGGAGAGGAGTTCATCTGGCGGCAGCACACATGGATCTGCAAAGATTCACCGTTTTTGGAGAAAATCAAATTTCCGCTGAACAATTTCGGACAGCCGGAATTTGAGGACTTTGAGGTGGTGGATGGTCCGACGATCCCGATTGACGCCATCATTCGATGGTGTGTTGAGAAGATGAATGAATATGTTGTGCAGAAGATCACAATGGACACCTACCGCTACCAGATGTTTAAAGCAAAATTCGAAGAAGCTGGAATAACGATCGAAAGCAAACAGAATCCGGCGGGACTGGTAAGACTGGTGCGAAGAATCGGATCGGCGTGTGCCATCATTGCTCCGGAGATTGAAAGGCTGTTTGCAGAAGGAAAAATAAATTATGGTCCGTCATCCATCATGCGATGGTACACAAACAATACGAAAGTGAGCACGGACAAATACGGAAACAAGATGTACGGAAAAATAGAACCGAAGTTAAGAAAAAACGATGGATTTATGGCTTTCGTGGCGGCGATGTTTTCGAAGGACGAGATAAAGGAGACGGTTATCTATGTTTGATTGGTTTTTCAAAAGAGCAGAAAAAGAAGAGTCTCTGCTCGAAATCATAACATCGACCACACAGCAGCTGCAGTTATATGAGTTCGCAAAAGAGAAAGCAATTGGTATGATTGCGGATGCGATTGCAAAATCGGAAATTGTAGTCCAGAGGAAAGACAAAAAAGGAACAAGACGGGCAAAAGATGACGTCTATTGGCGGCTGAACGTGCGGCCGAATGCAAATGAAACCGGAACGGATTTCTGGCGTGCGGCAATCCACAAACTGCTGACGAAAAAAGAAGCGTTAATCTGCAGAGTGGGTGAGCAATACTTTCTTGCGGATTCCTGGACACTGAATGACAGTGTAATCTTACCGCAGATCTACAGCGATATCACGATCAGCTGCAACGGAAGAACGATGACGCTGGACATGTACCTGACGGCGGATCAGGTGCTGCACTTGCGGCTGCGAAATGACCGGCTCAGTGCACACCTTGGGAATATTGCGAAAAAGTACAATAAGCTGGCGAACGCGGTCTGCACGATGCAGACGTATGTTAATACGCCGAAATTCAAGCTCCATTTTGACGCGACAAATTCCATCATTGCGACAAAAGATGAGAATGGAAACGTGAAAACGCTGACAAAAGATCAATACAAAGAGAAGCTGCAGGAGACGTTGCTGAGTGATGAACCGTCAACTATCATCACGAGTGCCGGAATTGATATCAACCAGATTGAAATTAAGGCCGGAGGGGCAAGTGAGGACGTTGTAAAGTTTGCGAAAGAAATTTTTAAGGACACCGCAATGGCATTTAACATCCCAATGGCGGTATTCCTGGGAGAAATCACAGAAAAAGCGGACAGCACAAACGAGTTCATCACCTACGCAGTTTCACCGATTGCCGAAATTCTGAACGATTCATTCAACGCAAAACTTGTCGGAAAAGAAAGTTATGAAAAAGACGAGAAAATTTGGGTGGATCTGTCAAGATTCAAGCACCGCGACCTGATCGAGTGCGCAACCGGCATGAGTACCCTGCGGAGCATCGGCTTCAACCTGGATGAGCTGCGGGAATCCATCGGCTGGGAAGCACTGAATACAGAATTCAGCCGAAGCCGAATGGTGACAAAGAACTATACCGCGGACGAAAGCGCGGTCACGGGAAACACAGAGTAAATCTCCCAGCTGATGGGTGAAACAGCAAATAACAAGGGAAGGAGAAAACCATGAAAAGAAAAGAGATGCATTACTGCCAGCAGGTGGATGGCAACGTGCACAAGATCTTTCTGTATGACGATATCTCGAAATATGGAGAGTGGAACTGGGAAACCTGGGACTATGACGAGTCGGAGACATCCGCGGCACATTTCCAGAAGCTCCTGGAAGCGGTGCCGGATGGGGAAGAAATTGAACTGCATATTAATTCCTACGGCGGATCGGTTTCGGAAGGAACGGCCATCTACAACCTGCTGCAGGAGAGCAAGGCACACAAAGTGGGAATCGTGGACGGCGTATGCCATTCAATCGCGTTTACAATTCTGCAGGGGTGCGATGAGCGAATCATGGGATACGGCACAAGCGCGATTATCCACAACATGTGGGCCAGCGTCACAGGAAATGCAAAACAGCTCCGGGAAGAGGCGGACAAGCTGGACGTGTGTATGGAATCCTGTGTGCAGCTGATGATGCGCCGTGCGACCATCGATGAGGCAGAACTGAGAGCCATGATGGATGCAGAGACCGTGCTCACGCCGCAGAAAGCCTTGGAGTGCGGACTGATTGATAAAATCGGCGTGGAGCAGAAGGAGGAGCCGCGGACAGAACAGCTTCTCGCAGAAAATGAACAGCTGATCAAACAGCTGAACAATCGCACATTCCTGGATGCGGAGGTTAAAAAGTTCATGCGGGCCGTTGCGCCGGCGCAAAAACAGAAAAGCGGATTTGACGCTTTCTTTCAGAAAGGAGAAAAAAATGAACATCGATAAAATCACAGAGGCAGAGCTGAAACAGAAAGTAATGAAGATGATGGAAGATGCAGACGATAAGGTAGAGGCGATCTATCAGGCTGCAGCTATGATCGTGGAGGAGAAAAACAAAGAACTCATCAATCAGCTGGTGGAGCAGAACGCCCGCGCGGCTCACGATGAGGAATACAGAAAACGCCTGAACCTTCACAATCTGTCAGACAAGGAAAAACAGTTCTACGAGGGGCTGAAAGATGTGAAACAGGCAATCACTGCAAAGCAGATCGACATTATTCCGGATGAAATCATCGACAGAACGCTGGATGATGTGAAAAAGGCAAGTAAAATTCTGAGCCTGGTAAAATTTGCCCCGGCAAATGTGAAAAAATGGCTGGTTGGTGAACATTCCGGGACTGCAGTATGGGGGGACTTGACAGATGCCATCAAAGGAGAGCTGAACGCAAGTTTTGAAACTCTTGACCTGGAAGTGAAAAAACTGACAGTATATCTTGTGATTCCGAAAGCAATTCGGGATCTTGCGCTGCCATTTGTGGACAAATATTTTACGGCAATTCTTGCGGAGGCAATGCAGGACGGTCTGGTAAAAGGATATCTGGATGGAAACGGAAAAACGGGTCCTGTAGGAATCATGAATAAGATCGCGAGCTTCAAAGCGGACGGAACCGCGCAGGCGAAAACGGTAATGAACACGGTAACCAAATTCAGCCCGAAAGGACTTGCTCCAGTAAGAAAGACACTGAGCAAAGACGGAAAGAGAGAAATCGGAACGCTGTATTTACTGTGTAATCCGAGCGATGAGGCGGAATATGTGGACCCGGCGCTGTATGGAGAAAGTCTCACGGGAGGATACAGAAACACCTCGTTTATGAGCCTCGAAAAGATTCCGGATGCGAATGTACCGAAAGGAAAAGGCATTTTTACCATGGCAGGTGTCTACACGATGGGAGCATCTGGCGTGGAGCTGAACACTTATGACCAGACAAAAGCAATGGATGATGCAGACGTTATCGTCGGAAAATGCTATGCGAACGGACGCGCGGTGGATGATGATTGCGCTGTAGTATTTGATGTAACGAAACTGGAAGAGTACGTGCTGCCGGTTCAGCAGGTAACGGTCCCACAGACAACCGCGCAGGCAGAAGAGCAAACAGGAGAATAAGGAGGTAAGGCGGAATGCTGGAAGAAATGATTGAGGAAGTGCGGCAGGAATTTCAGATTCCGCCGTATTTCCCGGATGAGTCCCTGCTTCGGTATCTGAAAGAGGGAAAACACCGTCTCGATACACTCAACCCAGGAAGAAACCTGGAAACGGATGATACGTTTCGGAGTCTGCTGAAAAATTATGTGTACTATGCATATAATCATAAAACGTACGAGTGGGAGCAGAACTATGCTGCAATTATCTTATCATGGCAGCTGGAAAGCGAGGTGCCGTCATGAGCCTGCCGGTGTACACAAGCGGCTGCTTTGAACTCTATAGAATCAAAACAGACGAAACCAAAGATTTTCCGGAAGACATTTTGGAAAATCAGCATATGACAATCTGGTATAACGAAATATCCGTGTATGATCATACTAGATACGCACTGAGTCAGAGCGGACGGGAAATTACGATGAAAATACGGATCCCGCAGTACAAGAAAATTGACAGTGACTGTGTGTGTGTCATCGAGGGAACGCAGCACCGAGTCTATAATGCAGCGCACATCATAAACAAGGACGGATTCCCGGAAACAGAGCTCACACTGGTGCGGCCAGATCGAACGATTGAGGTGATTGCATGAAAAAACAGGAATTAAGCGATTTGCTCCACTCGCTCCAGATCCCGGTCAATGAGGGAATCGCAAGCCAGGAAAATACAAACAAATACCCGCGTGTGGTCTATTGGGACTATATCTGGGAGGATATTCTGGCATCTGGAGAAGAGTACGAAAATGTGGAAACATACCAGATTAGCTTCTATTCTCGTACGCCGCGGAATGAAAAACTGATGGAACTGAGAGAAAAACTCAGAGAAGTCGGGTTCCATCCTACCATCTATCACGAGTACGTGCAGGAAGATAAGGTCTTTCATTCTTATTTTTCCGTTGAGGTAACAGTATGAATGAGGACGATTTCTATTCCGCCGGCATGAACGAATTTCAGAAGATCATTCAGGAATATCAGGAGAAATTCGAACAGAGCAGAATTGAAGCAGCCATGATGGATGGCGCGGAGCAGCTGGCCAGAGATGTGCGGGCGCTGCCAAAACCGAGATCACAGATTCGAAAGTCTGGATACGCCCATCTACTGGACACCGTTTCGGCCAGAAAAGGAAAAAACGGGGAAGTAGAGGTCGGATGGGGAAAATATTACGGTCCGATGGTAGAAGCCGGAACATTGAAAATGAATGCACAGCCGCACCTGCGCGGGCTGTTCAAGAAAGATTCGAATAAATATTATAACCTGATACTGCAGAGATTGTTCAGGTAGAAAGGAAAAAAATATGTCAATCAAAACGAGAAAACCACCGCTGAAAGAAACAGTGGGAGCACAGTATGTGTGTTTCAATACGCCGGACGAAAATGGACAGTGGACAGAAACGTTTGAGGAAAGCGTGGAGAAAACCGAAGTTGTAAAAAGCGTAAAAGTAACAGAGAACACAGGGACAACGGATGTATATGCTTCCGGGAAAATCTACGATACAGACACCCGCCAGCCATCAACGAACATCGAAGTCGAGGTAGTGGCGTTCCCGGCAGATACGCTTGCAAAAGCGAGAGGGGATGAGGTGACGAAAAACGGCCTCATTCTGTCCGGAGGAAAGAGCATTCGTCCGTTTTTTGCGTATGGAAAAGTGGTCAAAAACAAGGACGGCTCAGAGAGATATGATTGGTATCCGAAATGTAAGCTTACAGCAAACACAGATGATGCGGCAACAGGTGAGGAAACGTTTTCCGTGCAGACAGATACAGTAACGATCGTTGCGTACCCATTCGACGCAAAAGAAAATATTAAAGTATCGCTGGATTCCAGCATGAAAGCATTCCCGGAGGGGCTGACAGAAGAAAAGTTCTTCTCGAAACCAATCCTCAAGGATGACGATCTGACAACGGCAGTAGCCGGATAAGGAGAAACATGAAAGATTATATTGTAGATTTGACGGACGGCACCCGGCTGCCCGTCAATGTTAATTTTGGCACACTCTATTATCTGCAGAAAATGCCGAAATTTTACAAGCTGGCCAAAAAGAAGCAGGAAAAACTGACAGATCCGGAAAAAATGGATCTTGCGGCCGCGTCCGTGTACGCAATCCTGCGAAGCAACGGAAAAACGGTGACGTTTGACGAGGCACTGCAGCTGGTGCCGATGGACGATGAACAGATCCGCGTGCTGCTGGAGGGATTTTCGGCCAGATGTGACGAGTATGCTAAAAAAAAACGAGCACGCCAGCAGATGGCGAAGGGCTTGACGTAGACTGGGCGGAATACCGGATCTGCGCCGCGGAGATGGGGATGAGCGAGGAAGAATTTTTTAATTGCGACCCCATCTTTTTTAACGAAATGTATGAAAAATTTTGGGAGAGAAAGAAAGTAGGTGAGCTGTATGGCGGATGATATGAAGCGGGTCGGTTTATCGTTCAAAACGGACGGTACGGTAGATTTTCAGAAAAGCCTGAAACAGATTTCGGAAGCCGTACAGGGTAACCGGGAAGAGTTTAAACGTGCGAGAATCGCCTGGGATGACAGCACAACGGCCATGGAGAAACTGACCGACAGACAGAAATACCTGCAGAAACAGACCGAAACATATAACGAAAAAGTGGAGGTCCTGAGAAGAGAGCTTTCTGAACTGGAGGGAGCAGAGAACAAAAACGAGAAAGCGATCTCCCAGAAGAAAAAACAGCTTTCCCAGGCAGAGACAACACTTGCCCAGTACCAGAAAGGCCTGAAAGAAGTAAACCAGGAAATCAAGAGCGGCTCCGCGGTTTTGGAAGAGAACATGAAAAAACTGGATGACTCCATCAGCACGCTGGATGCGTCCGCAAAAAAGAATGAATCCTCATTCAAGCTGATGAAGAGCCAGTGGGACAAAAACACCTCATCTGCGAAAAAATTAAAAGATGAGCAGAAGTATCTGACGGAGCAGGGCGAGACGTACCAGAAAAAAGTCGGTCTCGTAAAAGAAGAACTGAAACTGTTGGAAAATGCCGAGGGCGACAACAAAAAGGCGATCGAGGAAAAGAAAGCCGCGCTGAATGAGGCGGAAGCGTCGCTAAATGAATACAAGAGCCGTCTGAAAGAAGTAAACGAGCAGCTGAAATTCGGAAAAGCATCAATTGAGGAATATACAGAAAAAGTCCAGAAAGCAGGGGAAAAGGTCAAGGACGCGGGAAGCGGAATGACGAAAAAGGTGACCGCTCCGATTCTTGCGGCCGGAGCGGCGTCTGCCAAAATGGCTATGGATTTTGAGGATTCGATGGCAAAAGTTTCGACGATTGCTGACGCAACGGAAGTCCCAATGGACGAAATGCAAAAGGCGATCTTGGATCTTTCCAATCAGACAGGAATCTCATCGGAAGAAATTGCACAGAATGTCTATGATTCTATTTCAGCAGGACAGAAAACAGGCGATGCAGTCAATTTCGTTTCGAATTCAACAAAATTGGCAAAAGCAGGCTTCGCGGATGCGGGAGCGGCGCTGGATGTGCTTACAACCATCATGAATGCGTATGGATTGAAAGCATCTGAAGTAACGAATGTTTCGGACATGCTGATCCAAACACAGAATTTGGGAAAAACGACGGTTGCTGATCTTGCATCATCAATGGGAAAAGTAATTCCGACAGCAAACGCCTACGGAGTAAGCCTGGACGAGCTGTGCGCGGGATATGCCATCATGACAGCGAACGGCGTTGCAACGGCAGAAAGCACAACCTATATGAACGGTATGCTGAATGAGCTCGGAAAATCAGGAACGACCGTATCGGAAACTCTGAAAGAAAAGACGGGAAAGACGTTTAAGGAATTGATGGACAGCGGCATGTCATTATCTGATGTCCTGAAAATAATCAGCGATGCGGCGACGGAAAACAACAAATCGTTTGGCGATATGTGGAGCAGTTCGGAGGCCGGAAAAGCAGGTATGATCCTGCTGGGAGACAGCGCTGAGAATTTTAATGGCGTTTTGGAACAGATGCAGAATAGTGCAGGTGCGACAAATACGGCATTTGAAAAACTGGACACAAACTCCACAAAGATTAAAAAGGCGACGAATGAGCTGAAAAACGATGCTATCGACCTTGGAACAACACTGATGGAGGAACTCGCACCGATTATCGAAAATATTGCGGAAAAGATTTCGCAATTTACAGAATGGTTTAACGGGTTGTCGGAATCGGAAAAACAGATGATTATACAGATTGGCCTGATCGTAGCTGCTATTGGTCCGTTGCTTATTGTGCTTGGAACAGTGGTGAGTAGCGGGGCAAAAATAATCGGAGGTATTCCGGTCATAGCAAAAGGCTTATCGGGTCTATTTGGCATCATCGCGGCGAATCCGGTCCTCGCAATTATAACGGCAATTGTGATTGCTGTTTTTACACTCTGGACAACCTGCGACGAATTCCGGGAAGGGGTACTCGAAGGGATTGATATTTTAAAAACGGTACTGACCGCCGGTTATGATTTCTGCGTGGAGCTGGGCGAAGAGAAGCTCGGCCGGATCCAGGATGCCTACGAAAAACACGGAGGCGGAATCACCGGAATCTTGGCCGCGAGCTGGCAGACATGGAAGGAAATATGGTCCACGGGATTTGATGTGATCGACAAGCTGACAGGCGGCAAGCTCACAGGAGTCAAAAATAAATTCTGGAGCAAATTTGAAGAAATCAAAAACGTGGTAAAAAATGCACTAGATGCAGTAAAACGTTTTTTTGCCGGCGAATGGCCGACACCAAAAATAAAAATGCCACATTTTCGGATATCACCGCCGGGATGGTCGATCGGCGATCTAGTAAAAGGAAGCATCCCGAGGTTAAGCGTCAATTGGCACGCGAAAGGCGCGATCCTGAACAGACCGACCGTTATTAATCAGTCTGGAAACACGATCGACGTAGCAGGCGAGGCAGGACCGGAAGCTGTAACACCAATTGAAACACTGAGAAAATACGTCCGCGAGGAAGTAAAAGAAAACAATGCGGATCTGATAAAGGCGCTTGCGGAAGTCCTGGGAAATCTCGGTCTGACAATGGAAAACGTGATCAATCTTGGAGATGAAAGAATCTACCAGAAAGTTGTAAAATTAACCATCAAAGAGCTGAACAGACAGCAGACAAGCAAGCCTGTCTGGAAAGGAGGCTTTGCGTGATTGATGATTATGAGGTTATTTTTGCGGGGGTCAGTTCAGCTGACCTCTGCATTTTTGTGGTCAACAGGCCGAACATCCCTGCAGCAGAACGGGACATCGAAACTCTGGAAGTGCCGGGAGTAGATGGGGCTTATCATATCGACAATGGCCGTTACAAGGAGATGACAATCTCGATCGAGATGAACTATATCGGCCCGGAATCGAAATGGCATGAAAAATGGCGGGAAATCAAACGATGGGCGCAGGAGAAAAATGCAGAACTGATCCTGAATGACGATCCAGTGTTTGTGTACCGCGCCTATTATGCAGTTTTAAGCGAAAACAGCAGAGAAAGCCTGCGGGTGGGAAAATTCACGATCACATTCTATTGCTCACCGTATCTGTACGTACGCGGAAGCGATGAATATGAAAAGCCATATCCAATGCCGGTATACTGGGGCCACAAAGTAGGCGGCGGAGGATACGTGCTGACAGAAAACGGCCAGAAAGTAGCCACAAAAAGAAAGTTTTTTACACTGACGAATGAGTATGACACCTCGTGCCCCAAAATCAAAATTGAGGGCCACGGAGAGTGTTGGGGACGAATCAACGGAAATGAGCTGCTTGCACAGGTCAACGGAACGTTGATTATCGATACGGAAAAAGAAATCACAGTGAATGGTCATGGACGAAATGCGAGCAATGCAATCAGAGGAAACTATGAAGATTTCTATCTGAACCCGGGTGAGAATGTGATTTTGTTTGATTCTGCATTTGAGATTTCGATTGCACCGCGTTGGAGGACAAGATGATACAGGTTTACAAGCCAGAAAACAAAAATTTTGAAAATAACGGCGACTGTGTACTGCATCCGAAGAAATGCGAGCTGACTATGCAGCTTAGCGGGGAATGGGATATGGAGATCGAGTGTGCGGCGGATGCGCTGTATATTGATTGCCTGAAAGCCGGATCCGTTATCACAGCACCGACCCCATACGGAGAAAACGAGCAGTTCCGGGTGTATGATGCAGAAAAGGAGATGGGTGGACTTGCCGCAAAGGCACGGCCCATCTTTTTTGATGCATCAAGAGAAACCCATCTGAAAGATGTGCGGCCAACACAGTGCACGGGCACGGAGGCGGCGGAGAAGATCAGCGCTGGGAAATATCGTGTTATTTCGGATATCACGGATATCAATACCGCGTACTACGTCAGGAAGAATTTGATTGAGGCGCTGCTGTCTGACGATGAAAACAGTTTCATCAACAGATGGGGTGGAGAACCTATTTTCCAGAATTACGTATGCCAGATGAGGAAAAGAGCCGGAGGAGATTACGGAGCAGAAGCACGGCTTGGATTTAACATGTCGTCCGTTAAGGCGAAAGTAAACATGGATAACGTGGTTACCAGAATTATTCCGGAGAGCTACAATGGGCACACACTGCCAGATGATAGTTACTATGTGGACAGCCCCAATATTGGGAAATATCCGATCGCCTACACAAAAGTGGTACAATACGAAGACGTAAAACTGCAGGAGGACTGCGGAAACGATGAAACAGGATATGCTACACTGGAAGATCTGCAGAAAGCATTACGGAAAAAGGCAAAAGCAGATTTTGAGGCAGGATGTGACCTGCCGGAAATCACGTATGAAGTGGATCTTATCAATATCGAAAACACAATTGAGTACGCAGATGTGGAGAAACTTGTGAAAATCGGCCTCGGAGATTACGTGAAAGTGGAGAACAAAGATCTGCAGATATCGACAAGAGAACGTGCTGTGAGCGTGGTGTGGGATTGCATCATGAAAAGAAATACAACAGTCACGCTCGGATCCGAGGAGAACGATTATCTGGATCGGATCAGTGCGGCGATGAAAACAGCAGAGCTGGCGCTGAACAAAGATGGAACCGTAAAAGGCGATCAGGTAACCGGAATGATTAACCTGATGAAAACAAGGCTGAAAGCAACTGCAGAAAATGCGGAAAAACAGGCGGCGAAAGCAATCCTTTTCGAAGAGTTGGACAAGAACAGCGATCTGTATGGAGCGATGGCACTTGGAACCACGGGATTTCTGATCGCATCCGAAAGAACGCCGGACGGCAGAGATTGGGATTGGAAAACGTTTGGAACGGGTCAGGGATTTCTGGCGGATTATCTCATCGCAGGCGTATTGATGTCACAAAATTACAAGGATGGGGAGCAGGGATTTAAACTGGACCTGAACAGTGGTAAGATTTTCGCGTCATTGTTGGAAATTGCCGGAAAAGAAAATGGAAAACATTATTCTGTAGCGCTGGAGAATGGAAAAGTAGTGCTGAAAGAATCCAGCGGAAAGGCAATTATCCAGATATCATTGCTCCAGAATATAGATATTGCAACCGGAAAAAGCACATGGTCAGGAATGATCGGGAGCGGAAACACCTTCGTGGAGGTCAACCCGCAAGACGATTATATCAGATTCAAGGCTGGATCAATCTACGAGGGATATTCCGGTTCCGCGGGATTGAGTGGAAAGCTCGTGTACTCGGATGAGAGCTATCTGGTTATCCGAAACGGCAGAATCACCGGAGGAAGGATCAAGAAATCAGATGGAACGTGGGAGGAGTTAAAAAATGGCACTAATTAGCTCAAATGCTTATCTGAGTATGGAAAATGCCACAGATAATGCGCAGTACATCTACAATTTCATGGTCCGAAATGGAGCGTCGCAGAATGCGGCGCTTGCCGTGCTGGGTAATATGTACGCAGAATCAACGTGCAATCCGGGAATCTGGCAGAACCTCGACAGCAGCAGAACAGACCTGGGGTTTGGGTTGGTGCAGTGGACACCATCCACGAAATATACGAGCTGGGCCGCGTCGAAAGGATATGAGAGCAAAAATATCAACGGGCAGCTACAACGAATCCTATACGAAAAAAATGTAGGGATCCAGTGGCAAAAAAGAACCACGTCGATGTCATTTGCGGAATTCTGGAACTCCGGAGAAAGCTTGGAAACGCTCGTAGAATTATTCGAGCTCAACTACGAGCAGCACGCCGGAGCAGTGCAGCCAAAAAGAAAAGAGTATGCGAATTATTGGAAAGCGCATCTGGCGTTGGATGATGATTCGATCGAAAAAATTGAAAAGGCGATTGCCTGGATGTTGAATATTGCGGCTGATAACTCACATGGATACGATCAGGGCTACAGATGGGGGCCGGATTATGACTGCTCCTCATTCTGCATCACAGCGTGGCAGGAGGCCGGCGTGCCGGTGAAAACGTATGGAGCATCCTACACTGGGGATATGCGGGCGGTCTTCCTGCGCTGTGGCTTTTCGGATGCGATCGGGAGTGTAGACGTCTATTCCGGATCAGGTCTGAAACGCGGCGATGTACTGCTGAGCGAGGGCTATCATGTAGCAACCTACATAGGCAATGGACAGGTTGTGCACGCTTCGCAAAACGAATTCGGTGGAGCGGTAGGAGGACAGACCGGGGATCAGACGGGAACCGAAATCTGTACAAGGGGTTACTATTCCCATACGCCGCCGTGGAATCATGTTTTGAGATATAAGCAGGGAGGCACGGAGGAGGTGCCAAAGCCGGAACAAACGGTAACAGTATATCCGGTGCGGTGGATACCGGCATAGAGAGGAGACAGAAAAAATGGACATGACAATGTTTGAGTGGCCAACGAAAGCCAAAGTCGAAAGCACGGATTATGTAGCAATTTGCGACGCAGACGGAAATGAGAAAAAAATTGCCGTGGACGATTTGAAAAATATCCAGAAAGCAGAAACCACAGGGGAAACTGTGGAGGAGTGGCTGAAAACAAAACTGAAAAGCTATGCAGGCTTTTCGGACGGATTCTACCCGGATCTGGGCGGATGGTCTGGAGGAACGGATGCATTCGGACTGATCACAAAAAAAGGAGTTAAGGTGCAGTACGTAGGATTTATGGCAGATGGAAAAATCCGTATGGGATCCTATGATACGAGCAGCGGTGCGTACAAAATCTATATGCACGGAGATGCTCTGGCGGATCATCCGGTTGGATCCGTGTGGATCACGGAAGAAAAAACTGCAGATCCGAATACAATTTTTGGCGGAACGTGGGAGAGATACGCAAAAGGAAGGACACTGGTTGGCGTTGATGAAGAAGACACCACGAAAAAATGGAACACAGCTGGACTGCAGGCCGGTGTTGTGACAAACAACATCGACCACAAACACTACGAGACCAACGGAGCCGATGAGGGATCTATGTATCAGATTTTCGGAGAAGATGGAGGACCGTATGGCTCTACGGTCCAGGCAAAAATGAATAATGCATCATGGAAAGCACAGACATCGGTTGGAAATATTAGAGTAAATAAAGTCTCCAATATTATTGATGGATCAAAAACTATCAATAACATGCCGCCGTACATCACAGTCTATATCTGGAAACGTACAGCTTAGGAGGGAAAGATCATGAGAGTACTTGAATTTTCTGTTATGGGTCAGCAGATCGAAAAGCGAGGGGATTTTTCCGGTCTGGTGGCGGGCAGTGAGCAGTATATGACAGCGAAATTTTATTTTGACCGGGAGTGGGCAGGAAAAGTAAAAGTGGCAGAGTTCCGCCGAATTGACTCGAAGATTGCAGAATGCTTTTCGGAAAAAATCACTGGAAACTGCTGCATCGTGAGAACCGAGGTGCTGCACGGAAAGAAATGGTACGTGAACGTAGTAGGACTGGGAAAAGACGGAATGAAGCTGTCAACAAACAGGGTAGAAGTGAAACAGGAGGAATGACATGAGCACAACAGACGAATTACTGGAAGAGATGCTGGAAGATGCGGAAGAGTACGCAACACCAGTCACGGACGATGATCTGCAGTTCTGGATTGACGAACATCTGAGAGTGATTTCTATCCCGAAAAACGGCGTAGTGGCTGGAGTTGAAGGAGATAAAAATGTAAATAAGATCAAATTCGGCATGAACCGGTACTACCACGGCTTCGACATGTCCACATTCTCCGGGAGAATTTTGTACTCAAACGCCAAAGGAAATAAAAATTACTACAACATCACAGATATGCAGGCAAGCGGGAGCGCCATCACGTTTTCGTGGCTCGTAGACGCCGATGCTGTGCAGTACATGGGCAAAACCGCGTTCGTGGTCTATCTTTACAAAACCCAGGGCTCGGAGCTGCGGCAGAAATTCTATTCGACGCTCGCCACTCTGAACGTATTAGAAGGAATGGAAGTAGATTCTGCCGTGCCGGTTGAAAAACAGACGGACATCATCGAGCGAATGAAAGAGGAGATAAGCGCCTACGCAGAAGAAGTCAAGAAAAGCCTGCCGGCCGACTACACGGCAATGACGGAGCAGGTTAGTTCGCTCAAGGAAGATATAGTTCCACTTGAATACGATATTTATAATCAGTTAAATAATATAAATTTCGATGAATGGAAAACAAATAATCCAAACAATACAATTTCGGAAGATAATGGTGTTCTATCTGTTATTATGAACACCTACGCGGAAGATTTTAGAATCCAACGAATTGGGGCTATACCAAACTTTCAAACAGGTCATACATACTACGCAAAATGCGAAATGTATACGGAAAATTTTACTGCTCTCGGCAAAATTTATATAGGAGATAGCTATTCTCCAGTAACAACGATTACTCCGTCAACATGGTATACGGTATCAGGACTTATTGAACCTCAAAAAAATGCTGAACTTGGATTTTATAGCGAAGGAATTGCTGGAAATGAGCAAGGGATGGTTTTCAAGTTTAAGAATTTATTTCTTGTTGATGTGACTTTTTTGATTGAAGAAAGCACAGACCTAAAGTATTTTGATAATTACTTCAACGGAATAAATCTAATAAAAAATGAGCAATATCTTCCTTTTTTAGCAAAGAAAAATACTTTAGCAAAAAGAAATAATGGGGTCACAATAATTGCTGGTGCAAATAGTGCTTATAAAAACACAGCAAATTACATCTGCTCAGGCAACAACGACCAGTTACTTATAAACAATGTTATTTCGAAGCCACAAGTTAATACAATATATTTCACGCCAGATTCGGTGTTTGATATACAGGCTGAAATAAAATGCAAAACAAGTTTATCTCTTATTTCAGATGGAGCAGTATTTAAGACATCAAAATCAAAAACTATAAATATTGCTTCGATTTCAAAAGGTTCTTTAACTGTTACGTCTACAGAAGAAGTTTATGATTTTTTTGAAGGAATGTATGTGGAACTGACCTCAAAGGAAGACTCTTCTGTTTGGGAAACATTTTATATTGAAAAACCGCACTATCAAGCAAAAACAATAAAAATACGACCAACATATAAAACAAAAGGTACTGCCAAAACAAGTCTTCAAAATAATTACTTAAAAGGTGCTTATTTAAGAAATGTATCTTCTTGCTTTTCTGGTTTCAATATCAGCGATGTAATAATTCGAGGGATTAAAATTGATTGGGGAGCAGATGTAAACGAACAAAGCCCAGATACTTATTATGCGCAAAACGGTTTGCATTTCGCATGGTGTAAAAACATAAATGTTGAAAATGTAATTGCTAAAAACGGTGGACGACATGGAATAATGTATTTTGATTGTCCATATTCAAGAATTTTAAACTCTACTTTTGATAAGTGGGGCGAGCATGGAATTGATATTTTTATGCCACTTGATATTCAAATCGAGAGAAACAAAAACATTATTTCTGGTTGCTTCGCATCGCAAAATGGAATGAATGGAATACAATGTCATGGTGGGTCTGGACTAATAGTTTCAAACAATTTTTTCTTCGATAACGGGCAATATGGGATTGGTATTTTTGGCGGATGCAATGACAATATTATTTTAGGGAATGAAATCCGAAATAATGAATATGGAGGTATTATGGTTCAACGAGCATCCCATGACATTATAATCCAAGGTAACACTATTTTTGGTGGAAATTATGGATTACTACTCAATGGGTGGACAGACGAAAGATGTGTTCATGTTAAAATTTCAGGAAATTTCATTTCTAATAGCAAAAAACAAGGCATTAAAGGTGCCCACGTTACAAACATTACAATTTTTGACAACGAAATTTTAAATTTTGCAAATGACCCAAATGGTGAAAGCTCGGTAGATGGAATTTGTTTTGACGATGCTATAAAATGCACAATCAGAAATAATACAATATCATCTCTTCGAAATTTAGCAGGGAATGCACTTTTAATTAGCGGCAACAATAGTATCGGAAACATTTGCCAAGATAATAGCATAAAATTTTTGAATGAAGTTGGCTTTATTATCGGCAGAAATAGTTCGTGCCAAAAAAAGATGAATTTCCCTAGAAAGCGCACTTTTGAAAATGTCGCATCAAATACTGGTTATATTAACCAAGATGGTACTATCACACAAAATTATTCGGGATATTCGTATACGGATGAAATCCCTGTTGATGTTGGTGACATTATTGTTTCGACTAATTCTGGCGGTAAAATGCTCGTTATGGCATTGTATGATGAAAATCATACATTTGTAAGTGGAGTTTATTCGGGAGAATATGGAGTTCTTCAAGAAAGATACCTGTTTGTGACTAAAAAAGGATACGTTAGACTATCATATTTAAATAAATATGGAAATATGGCTATATTATGTAGTGCCGATAACGAATCTAATCATGAAAGATATATCGAAGTAAGCACCAAAAAAGACGTTTTGGATTCCGATAGTATTCTTGACTTTTTCGTAGCTGCAAATAACAATATTCAAATTCTGGTTGAAAATGTAACTGGAACGGTTACCAGCTCTGGAATGGTGAATATATATTATTCTGACGGAAGTGTAAAATCCGAAGGAATAACGTTCAACAGACCAAAAGAAGTACATGCTGATTCCGAAATCAATGCTATTTCGATATATATTTCTCAACAAGTTATTGCAAAAGATGGTGCTATTAAACTTTCAGCACAACTAATTAACTAAAAGAAGCAGAAAGGTAACTACCGATACCATTTGAAACACATAGAATGGTATCGGTAGCATTGGAAAAGGATCATGAATCATGTTTCTCAAGCCACTCGGAAAGAGCCTTGCGGATGACCCACGATGCGGTACGCTCTTCGCGTTCGCAGTATGAGATAAGCTGCTTAAGCTGTTCCGGTTCAAAGCTGATCGACATTTTCTTGTACTTGTCCTCTTCGGATTTGCGTGGATGAGCCATGATAACCACCTCCTCGAGACCACTATACCAGACGCGAGTGAGTGGTAGCAAGAAGCAGTGATATATTGGGATATGTAGGCATAACAGACGAAGCGCCGCCTCGTATTGGATATGGTATCAGAAGACATTAACTAAGAATTCTTGGAAATTTTCTCCTTCTGCTGTATAATAGCGGTGGAAGGAGAGCTAATAACATGGGATTTAATATAGAAATAGAATGTGTATTACTAGGTGCGTTGATTACGGTCATTACAGATGTAATATGGCATTATATGGAAAGTAAAAACAAAAAGAGACATAGTGCAAGAATGTTATATTATGATATATTAAGCATTAAAAACTATGTGGATCAGCATAATCAGAATAGGTTAGAGACATATGAGAATTTAAGATATAATAGAGAATGGCAAAACATATTATTAGAATTAGATTTTCTGTCATTTAAGCAAGTAGAATGTGTATATAATTTGTACGATACAGTATATGATTTTGAGTATTCAGATGAATATTCTTGGAGATATGAATGCTTTGATAAAATAAACAAAATAATTACGAGTAAAGAATTTGATGATTTGATGAAAAAAATACAACATAAAGCAAAAATTAGGAGAGGCTAGTGCCTCTCTTTTCTATTGATGTTTTAGTTAATTAGATTTGCTGAGAAAATCGAAAATATATTCGAAAAAATGAAGAAATCGCGCGTGAAATATGCTATAATGATAGGGTAGAAAACAAAAAATGGGAGCCGAACTCCCTGACTACCAATCATAAAAGTTCGGCTCCTCCCACCCACAAGGGGGCTGTGATTATTATAACACATCCGCCTCCTTTTGGGTACCCCACAAGGAGGTTTTTTTATGCGCGAACAGTTTGTGAAAGAATTCGTGACGAAGCTTGTGAACCAGATCCCGGATGATGCACTTAAAATCGTGTATCAGAAATTGACCATTTTTGTGTCGGACTACGAAATAGAGCCGAGAAAAACGGAAATCGTCCCATACGAGGGATATCTTCCGGAATGCTATGAGATTTATTTTGCGACACGAAAAATCGAGGGACTGAGCATCCGCTCGCTGGAGCTGTACAACATGGTCCTCCGGGATTTCTTTTTCCAGGTCAATAAGCAGCTGACAGAAATCACGACGAACGATATTCGGGTGTATCTGTACCAGACCCAGGAAACAAGAAAAATCAGCAATGCAACGCTAGATAATCGCCGAGTCATTATTCACACATTCCTGGAGTGGGCGGCCAACGAAGGATACATCGGAAGCAACCCATGCCGAAACATCAAGGCGATTAAGTATGAGCGGGCACAGAGAAAGCCACTATCCGGAATGGAGCTGGAACGGGTGAGAAATGCGTGCGAGACGCTCAGAGACAAGGCCATGATCGAGATGCTGTATAGTACCGGATGCCGCGTGACGGAGCTGGAACGCCTGAACATTACAGACGTAGATTTTGAGCAGAAGGACGTGCATCTTTTTGGAAAGGGGGATAAGCACCGTACATCGTGCCTTAATGTACGAGCCGAACTTGCGATGAAAAATTATCTTGCGACAAGAAATGATGATAACCCAGCCTTATTTGTTTCAGAACGCGCTCCTCACGGCCGGCTGAAGAAGCCGGCGATTGAGAAAAGGGTGCGGCAGTTGGGAGAGATGTCTAAAATCGGGCGGAGAGTGTATCCACATCTGATCAGACACACGACAGCGACAGATGGATTGGATCGAGGAATGCCAATCGAAGAGGTACAGCAGTTCCTCGGGCACGTAAATATTAACACCACCATGGTCTATGCTCAGGTATCGAGAGCCAATTTAAAGCGGGACCACAGACGGTGCATTGTGTGAGAGCGGATTTCCGCTCTCATTTTTTGAAGGAGAAAATATGACTGAGATTAGAGCAGGACCCCGCGCGGAGGTCCTATTTTTAACACATAAAATAAGAAGAAAAAGGAGAAAAACCATGAAAATTATTGACTCTTATAACGCTGTAGTAGGCAGCGTGGTAGCGGTGCTGTCGTATCTGTTGGGGCCACACTGGATCCTGTTTGCACTTTTTCTCGGCCTGAACGTGGCGGACTGGCTTACGGGCTGGATGAAAAGCAGAATTGCCCACAAAGAGAGCTCCAGCGCGGGCTGGAAAGGGGTACTCAAGAAACTTGGGTACTGGCTTATGATTGTAGTAGCGTTTGGAGCAAGCACGGCTTTTGTCGAAATTGGTAATACAATCGGAATTGACCTCAAAATCACAACACTGCTGGGGTGGTTTGTGCTCGCGTCGCTGCTGGTGAACGAAATCCGGTCGATTATTGAGAATTTTGTGGAAGCTGGATTTGATGTACCGGTTGTTCTGACGAAGGGCTTGGAAGTCGCGGACAAAGCAATCAACCAGGAGCAGGAAAAGAAATCAGAGTGAGGGCGGCCAACAACCGTCCTCTTTTGCGCCGGCGCAATTCCGGCAGAAGGAGCTAATATGAAAATTGATAGGTCATACATGTGCGCAATGAACAAATACCATAGACGTACATAAAAAGCCCACACGGGGCTATACGAGGCTCTGACGGGCGAATAACAGGAGGTTAGAAAGATGGAAGTATTAAAATTTCTGGAACAGATCCCGTTGCCGATTCTGGTGGTGGCACTTGTGATCCTGGTTGCGATCACAGTAGTGATGGCATATCAGTATGCAAAGATGCGCGGCATGGACGGCATCCGGGGGGATGTATACCAGTTGATCCTGAAAGCCGAGCATGTCTACAATGAATCCGGCCAGGGAAAGCAGAAACTCAAATGGGTTGTAAGCCAGGCACGCGGACTCTTACCAAAGTGGATGCAGGTTTTTGTAACAGAAGAAATGATGATGAAGGTAATTGATGAATGGTTCAAAGGCGTGAAAGACCTGCTGGACGACGGGAAGGTAAACGGATTCCAGCAGTAGTTATAAAGAAGGTCAAAGAGCGGGCATCATACCCGCTCTTTTGCTGTGAAAGGAGAACGTCGTGGCAATTTCACGAAATATGAATACGGATGCGGTATATAACTGCCTGATCGCTGCCGGGGCATCAGTTTACGGAGCTTGCGGAGTGATGGGAAATATCTTTGCAGAATCGGGGTTCAATCCCCGTAATCTGGAAGACCTGTGCGAGGAACGCCTGGGGTATAAGTACACAGACGATACCTATACCGAGGCGGTAGACAGCGGAGAGATCTCTCGGGAGTTGTTTCTGCATTCGATGGGAGACAGCCGCCAGTATGGCTATGGCCTGTGCCAGTGGACAAGTGCTGGCCGAAAAGCTGGATTGTATGATCTGGCGAAAAAGAAAGGGGTTTCGATCGGAGACCCGACAATGCAGATTGAGTACATGATTTCGGAACTGCAGAGCAGATATCGAAGCGTTTTCTACGCTCTCAAAAATGCAACGACTGTGCAGGAGGCGTCGGACATCTTTCTGCAGAAATTCGAGCAGCCCCTGGATACTGGGGACAGCGTAAAAAGTAAACGAGCCAATTATGGAGAACAGTATCTCATGCTCTATCAGGACAACAACGATAAGGAGGAAGGAACTATGAGCTTAATCTCAAACAGTGGACACGATGAAAACGGCAGATATTCCGGCGGCAGAGCCGGAGATCAGACAGGAACCGAATGGGCGTTGATCCCGTGGTACTCCCGTCCCTGGAAGTGCGTACTGCGGCATCCGAACTCTGCAGTACGTGCAAAAATCGCAGAGCTTGGTGTCAAGGCGGCGAAAAACGACCTGATTGGTTACGATCAGGGACAGCGTGATACATACTGGCAGCACCTCAAAGCCAGCAACTACGATCCATCGCAGATCACCATCGCCTGCGAGGCAGACTGCTCCGCGGGAGTCATTGCAAATGTCAAAGCGGTCGGACACCTGCTCAACATCGATTCTCTCAAAAACCTGAAAGCAACTTACACCGGAGATATGCGATCAGCGTTCAGAGCTGCAGGTTTTACCGTCCTGACGGACAAAAAATACCTGAACGGACCTGACTACCTGCTTGCCGGGGACATCCTCTTAAACGATGGATTACACACGGCAACCAATATTGCTGACGGCGCGGAAGCAGGCGGAAACTCTACGAGCACCGGATCCGGCAGCAACAATGCCAGAAACAACGTTTCTGATGGTCAGAAATGGCTCAACAGCAACTATGGGGACAAGATCCTGAAGTATTGTGGAGCCAAACTGCGCGTGGACGGAGACTACGGCGATAAGTCCAGATGGGCTGCCCTGGCGGTTTGGAAAGACTTGATGAACCGGAGATACGGCACGAAGCTGGATCCGACCAACAAGAACTTTTTCGAATCATGCAAAAAAGTTGCTTCGAAAGCCACCGTCAGCCATGGAACTCAGGGAACCTTTACCTTCCTAGTTCAGTTCATCCTCGCAGCGAAAGGCTTTTATTTCGATAACATGGACGCTCTCTGCGGAGACGGACTGACTGCCGCGATCAAGTCCTACCAGAAATCCAAAGGCCTCGAAGCCGATGGATACTGCGGAGCCAACACCTGGTACGCACTGTTCAACTGATGAATCAACTGACCGGTTGTGATCCTGAAACGTGATCGGTCAGAAGTAACCAGTAAACCACGCAAAAAGACTTTCTTACCAGAGAAATCCGGTGCAATTCCATACATGCAATTTATACGCCACTTTGCCCTGGGTATCTTCGGATACCTGGGGCTTTTTTATTGCCATTTTTTAAGGTAAAATTAAAATAAATATATTACGTAAAATGTATTGACATATTGCGCAATATGTGATATATTATAACCATAGAAACGAAATAATAATTGATGAAAGAAATATTTCAATAGCAGAGACGCTGCGGCGCTTGACTCTTTGATGTAAAGGCGGTAATTATGAGAGAAACAAAAGAATTTAATCAAATTGAATATATCAACAATTATATAAAGAAGAAATACGATCGGATAAATTTGGTTGTACCGGCGGGAAGCAAACAAGTTATTAAAAGTAGGGCTGCACAAAAAGGAAAAAGCGTTAATCAGTATATAAATGAACTGATCGACAATGACTTAAAAAATAGTAAAGAGAAAAAAGGAGATAAGAAAATGAAAAAATTTGAAATCGTAAAAACAACAGCAGAAATCAGCTGGAAAGAAAGGGATGAAATCAAGGAAGGATGCACGATGTACGATGTGGATCCGGAAAAAATTGCTTCATTCGGAACCAAAGAGGAAGCCGAAAAGGAATTGAAAAAATACAAAACGGATGTTTGCGCATCCGGAAGCCTCTTCACGGTCGAAGAGTTTTCGATCCAGGAAAACGAATATGACGAAGACGGCGAGTGGATCGGAGGCGGAGATATTTGGAAGTTTACTCCAATGGAAATTTTCGTGGTCGACAAAGAAACGCGGAAAACGATCGCAAAAGTCAAAACTTACGAAGAGGCGGAGGAGGCCGCAGAAGAGTATGAGGGCGATGCGGGCGCCGATATCGTGTTTTACGAATAAAAAAATAGTCGTGTCGAAATGGCACGGCTTTTTTTATTTGCAAAAAAATGCACATTATACGTATAATGTGCTAATATATAATCACAGAAAGGAAATAAACAAATCAGAAAGGTGGTAGTAAAAATAGAAGAAAAAGTGGTAATAACGAATAGTTCGGAAGCAAAGAATTTAAATGAAAATGAATATTTCACTGCATATTTTAATGACGTAAAATATGGTATGACAGATTATTACGAGGACCTTGATGGTAACGGAGCTGCAGAAGTGGTGCAACGAGCAGAAATAATGAGGAGACGCAGGGATACCAACCCCTGCGTCTTTTCTATAAAAAACTATTGGGAAACTTGAAAAAACTATTGACTTTTGTACTCCAATGGAGTACAATATAATTAACAAAGGAACACAAAACAAAAAAGAGAAAGGCGGAAACAACAATGACAAGATACGGAGAAGAATACAAACTGAACACGGAAGAAATGGAGAACATCGCAACCTATATGAACGATGAGATCAGAGAAGACCTTCACTTCGAGATGGCTCCATGTGAACCGGAAGAGTTTCTGAGAGCTTACGTAGAAAAAGATCCAGATTTTGAAGAGCTGCTGAACAGCGAGTTCTCAATCGAGCTGTAAAGAAAGGGGAGGAAAAGATGTACTGGAAAGAGATCCTAGATATTTACGAAAGAATGGGAGTGGAGAACATCATTCCGATTGCGCACACGAGAATTAAACCGAACATAAAAGTATTGCTCGACGAGAGTGGAAATTTCGTTGGGGCAACACTGAATGAGCAAGATCGTTTTACGATTCCGTGCACGATTGAATCAGAGTCAAGAACGAGTGGATGTGCACCGCACCCGATTCATGATAATATGCAATATTTATGCAACGAGTACAATGACCCGAAATGCAAAGAAAAGAACGAAAGTTACATGAAGCAGTTAGGAGAATATATCGAGAAAGTAGACGACGAGCTGGCGAAATCAGTGTACAAATTTCTCGAAAAAGGACTTCTCAGAGAGTGCATCAAAGATCTTTTAAGGAAAGTAAATCTTCCGGAAGAAAAGGTAATGATTTGTTTCGTGATGGTAACGAGGGAAACCCTGACAAGGGCCTCCATATCGGACGAATACGAAAGATTTTGCCTGTACGCGCTACAAACAGGAGACGGGCAAGACCTCCAATGGCGTGACTACTATCTGAAAAAGCTGGATCCAAACGGAATATGCAGTATAACAGGAAAAGCTGATTTCATACCACCAACTTATCCGAAAGCAATACGAAACCCGAGAGACTCAGCAAAATTGTTCGTCGGCGGAGCGCCCCAAAAGCAAAAAGAAAAATTAAACTCAATGCCGGTGATCAATCCGGGATATGTGATCACACAGAAAATCATTCACACACTACAGTGCATGAACTACGAAGGAGCACAATGGGCATATCAAGTGGTCCGGGAAAACAAAGGAATAACAAAAGAAGTCATAAACAAAATTGAAAACGATCGTGAAATGACAGAGGAAGAAAAGAAGAAATTCGAGAAAAAAATAGTAAAAAGTTTTAACAGGATAAAACAAAATAAAGAGTGGATGGCGAAGAAAGACGGGGAAGAAAGTTATGACGATTAAAGAGATAAGAGAACGCTCCGGACTTTCACAAGGAGCTTTCTGCAAACGGTATGGGATCCCGAAAGGGACCTTGTGTCACTGGGAGAGTGGAGAAAGAAAGCCGCCGTCGTATGTGCTGAATTTGTTGGAAAGAGTTGTTGAACAAGATAAAATAAGAGGGGAGAACTAAAATATTTGAGAGGAGAAACTATATGAATTTAAAAGATGAAAAAATTTTATCGGCGTTCGAAGAAAAACAATCAATAACAGGTGTGCATAAAATTACTGGGTATAATTGGCAACAAATAGCAAAGGTATTATCTACGTATGGAATTGTTGCAAATGATACTCATGAAATTATTTTGAATTTATATGATCGAGGAAAAAATGCAAAAGAAATTTCTGAAATAACTGGTTATGCAGAAACGACAGTTCATGCCTATTTACCGAGGGTAAGACCTGCATATAATGAAAACATTTCTGAAAACGCAAAACGGATAAAGAAATATAGACAAAACAAATAA